AGGCTAAGGCCGCCGCTGGCGCCGCCCTGACGAAGGAGGCTGCGGACGCCGCCTATGCGACCAAGGCTCAGGTGTCGGCGATGGGTGACTCCATCCGGGCCACTCGCTCCGCGGCAGAGCAGACGAAGGCTGACGGGGAGGCCACCAAGGCCATCGCCCAGCATGCCGAGGAGCTGACCCAGACGCTGGCCAAGAACCTGGCCGTGTTCCCTCGCGTTCTGCGCCTCGACAAGGGGCAGGCTGTCCCGGCTGACACTCCGCTCGGCACGGTCATTGTGCGCTCGGAGCGGGCCATCTCCCACGCGGATGACCTGTTCCCGCCGATTGGTGAGTGGCCGAAGATCAGTGCCGCAGACACGGGTGACGGTGTGCGCCTGGACTTCCAGCATCCGGCCCTTGTTCCCGGCCTGGACCAGCTGAAGCCCTCGGACGGGAAGTGGCTCATGACGATGCACTACTCCTTCCCTGGCGGCAACTTCGGTGAGGAGGAGGCCCAGGTGAACCTGTGGACCGCCCGCCGCTATCAGGAGGAGGGGCACCCGGCCCAGGTGGATCAGGGCTCGAAGATTGCCGACCTGACTGTCCGCAAGGGCGATCACCTGGAGTTGTCTCTTGAGATTGAGCCCAAGAAGGTGGATGAGAAGATCGGTGACGTGTGGGGTGTCTGGTTGGATGCTCCGATCCCGGTCCTGTATGTGCATGATCTGGTGATCCGTAAGATCGCCTGAGATGCAAAGAAGGCCCCCTCTCCTGGTGTTAGGGGAGGGGGCCTTGCTTTATCTCACCAGAGGTGGTGCAGTTTCCAGCGCCAGCCGCTCAGCGCCTTGCCGATGGTGGCATCCCAGTACCATCCCATGATCGCCTCCTTCCCGGGGTGTTCTTTGTTTCAGGTCAGTTACAAGCGTGGGCCTTGTGGGGCCGTTACTTCTCCAGTGGGTAGGTGTAGAGCCAGAATCCGCGACCGTAGTAGCCTTCGCCCTCGTAGCCATCGAACTCTAGGAGGGGGAGCTTCTCGTCGTCAACGATGACGAACACCTTGAAGCATGTGGCGGAGATGTCACCATCATATCCGGGTTCACCTTCCATCTCCACCATGGCGTTCGTGATGCGGGCCGTCGGGGAGCCTTGGTAGAACGCCTTGGTGAACTCGAAGTCGCCCTGCCCACATGCGCAGCCACCACCTCGCCCCATGGCGACAAGCTGAGTGCCGTCATCTAGGGTGATGAGTGCCTGCGGCTTCTCGCATTCCTCCATCCAGGACTCCGTTGCGAACGTCCCGGTCTCGATGTTGGTAACGTACCGTCCGATGAGGAGGCCGATAGTGTCTTGTGCGTCGAAGTCAGGGGAGTCTTGCGGGTCTCCGTAGAATGAGTTGGGCATGGTGTATTCCTTTCTGTGGTTAGGAGTAGAGTTCCCAGGACGAGGCGTTGCCGCCTTGGGCCTCGAAGGTGAGGATGGCGGGCTTGGTGGAGTCGCCGCTGATGTTTGTCCACCAGTCGCTCCCGCGATCGGCCGACGGGCATGAAATGATCCAGCGAGCATCGCCGACCTGGCGGACACTGAAGTTATGCCAGTGGCCGTGTACGAGGATTCTTGCATCGTAGAGACCACTCCTGCGCCCGAATGCGAGGTCTCTGAACCACGTAGGTACCTTCGACTGCGAGCCCGCCAGGTGGCCGTGCGTGAAGCCGATGCGGGTGCCGTCGGCGGCGTCCACGGTGACGGCCTCCTCCCATTTCTCGGGACGGTGGAAGGTGACGTGCTCGTAGCCTGGGCGCCCGGCGATGATGTCCTCGATGTTCTTGGAGATCATGATCCCGAAGTCGTCATCGGGGGCGTTGGCGCGACTGTTCTTGCCGGGCCCGGTGCGGACGGCGCAGTGGTTGGATGGGACTGCCACGTAGTAGAGGGATGAGCAGAGGGGGGCGAGGGCGTGTAGGGCTTCGGCGTAGAGGCGCTGCACGGTCCTGATCTGGTCGGTGAGGGAGAGGTCGTTGGTCTGGGCCTGGCTGGCGACGTTCCAGAAACCCTCAGTGGAGTCACCCACGTCAGCGAGGATGATACGCTTGTAGGGGCCACGGAAGCGGGTGTCGTCCGCGATGTCCTTGATGGCCCGGCGCACGAGGCGAACCGTATCCTCGGTGCCGCCGCCTGACTGCACCTTTCCGCATTGCAGGTCCGCCAAGCAAACAACTTTCGTGGAATCGTCGGCAATCTTGGTGGGCTTAGGGAGGAGAGGCTCCTGGAAGACGGGGGTGAGATCCTCGTAGGAGAGGCGCTTAGCCTCAGCCATCTCAGCATAGCCGGGCTTCCAGGTGATCGTCTCGTAGGAGCCATCGGGGAGGCGGATCGTCTTCACGCGTTGCACGATCGCGTCCACGGGCACGTCGTTGAAGAATGCGTCATGCCCCATGTCGGGGGCGCCTCGCCTCTTCAGTTTGGCGCGGTGGCGGCGGGCGGATGCCTCGCTGGTGTTGAACTTCTCGGCGAGTTCCACGTTGGTGAGGCGCTGGTCCTCGGGTAGGAGGTCGTTCTCGATGATCGCTTCATCAAGGGGAGTCATTGGTATCTTGTCTTTCTGTTCAGAGTATGGCAACGGCCCGGGGAGACATCTTGGTCAATCCCCGGGCCGTTCACCTATCCCACATCCAGCGGAGTCACTCACCGGAATGGTTGCAGTCTAGCGCCCCAACGAGCGCCTTGCAAGGGCTCACTGAGACGTATGCTGTCCTGTAACCTTGCCGTCGCCACTTCCATGTGAGGTATCGTGCGAGGGGCTTCCAGGTGCAGCGCACATCCACGTATCGCCACGTCTTGGTCACTTCTGCCTCCTGCATGCTCCGCAGGTCGCGGTCTCGGCTCCGACTTTCCAACCGAGAGTGCGGGCCGTGGTCTTGATGGTTGATTCGACTGCCACCCACGGCTTGGTGCGCGGGTGCGCCTGCTCGATGTGGGTGATGCCGCACTGGGTGCAGTCCATCTTGGCGACCCACTGGTGGCCGTGAAGCTTGATGTTCACCATGCGGGCGAACCTCCTAGGGGCGAGTAGTCTCGAGGGGCCATGAGGTGGTCTGCGATCAGGTGAGCCATCTCGGGCTGAGACGCCAGCGCCCGCCTGAGTTCAACCGCATTGGCGGCCTTGCCCCATGCCCGCAGGCCATTCATTACCTGATCCCAGTACAGATAGGGGGGGCCGTTGAATGTCTCTGCGTAGAGAATGTCATCGACGATGACGCGAAGGGACATGGTTTCCCCGTGGAGGTGAAGGTCCCATTCTCCGAAGGTCATGCGGCCGTCAGCTGAAATGGCTTCAATGTGAATGTACCCGCCGCCAGTAGTGACGTTCAGGAGTCCTATTGGGCGGTGGGCTGCCGCAGCCTTTGCAACGTCTTCCAGCTGTTGTGTAGTTAGGGCGGAAATGCGCGAAGCATCCATGCTTGTGGCCTTTCTGTGTCTGGATGGGTGGCGGCCCATTGTTCGTAGTGTTCGGCGTCTGGGCCGCCGTATGTGGGGTGTGTTGTGGCTTCTACCTCGTCGAGGATGAGCCAGCAGTCTGGGCAGTACCGGAGGGACCAGTGGTAGGTTCCATCCTTCCAGGTGTCCCTCCGGTACATGAGGCCCTGCCTGATTGGGGTGAAGCAGGCGTCGCAGATGACCTGCCCCCTGGAGTGGGGGTGGGTCGTCTTGCGTTTGAGGTGCACGTCAGAATGGTGCGCCAGCCTGTGCCCAGGGGTCGCCCTGCTGGCCGCCCTTGGGGGCGTTGAAGGATGCCTGCTGCTGGCTGCCCTTGCGGGGGATGGCGCCACGGAAGCGGGGGAACTTCACCTCCAGGCTGGTGCGTCGCTGACCGTCGTTGCCGTCCCATCCGCGCTGGACGAGGAGGCCGGTCACGGTCACCTTGTCTCCCTTCTTGAGGGTGTCGGCGAGGTGGCCGTGCTGCTCACCCCAGAAGGAGGCGGTCACCCACAGGGGGTCTCCGTCGTCCTCCCAACTGCCGTCCTGGGTCTTGCGGGATGCTGTGGCTGCGATACGGAGCTCAGTGATCTGCTGCCCTGACTGCGTGTACTTGACCTCGGGGTCCTGACCGAGGTTGCCTTCGACGGTGATGTCACATGCCATGATTAGTTTGCCTTTCGGATGGGGGAGAAGAGCTTCTTGATGTCGTGTTCTTGGACGTAGATGGTGGGGTCTCCGACGAATCGGAAGGTGGGTGTCTTGCTCTTCTGGATGTGTCGGTCGAGTGTTCGGCGGGTGATGCCGAGCATGTGGGCCGCCTCATTCTTACTGAGGTAGCCGGGGATGGTTTTCATTGGTGTCCTTTCAGGAGTCTGGCGAGGTCTCCGAGTGTCATTGTAGCCCATTGCCGGTCAGGCTTGGCAACCCCGTGCCGCTTGTGGACAACGATGCCGACTAGGGCGCCCGCGTTCTCAGCCTCGACCTGGGCTTCGCGCGTCCACTTCGGAAGGTCCATGCGGGCCACATCCTTGCACTCGATGGCGACCTTATGGTCGCCCATGCGGACGTTGGCAATGTCGCCCTTATCCTTGGCCCCAGCCTTGGGGGCGCGGTCGATCCTGTCGTCATCCAACTCCTCGGCGAGGTAGTCGGCGACCACTCTTTCAAACCGTGCCCCGGCGGCCTTGGCGCTCTTACGAGTCCTCGCCACGAATACCGCCTAGATGGGTAGCAGCTCGGTTCTCATCTCTCACGTTCTCGTAAGCCGTCCTCCAGCTCTGAGCCGAAGTAAGGAGTCGCGCATTCTCCATGGCGAGCGCCTCGCACTGGCCACCCTTATAGACTGCGTACACGAGCGCCGCGAACGCGATCAGTAGCGTCACAGTGAGCATAGTGGTCATGACTTCTCCTTGGGGGTGTAGGCAATGGTGTACGGACCCCATATCTTAGCGAGGCGCGCCTCCTGCAGCCCATAGGCACACACCCAGTAAGTGGTGCCGCGTTGCCAGGAGTCACCCTGGCAGTCGATTACAATGGTGCCGGGTGGCAGTTCGCTGCCGTTGCCGGTATATTCGCGCGAGCGAGAGCTCTCACACTCTTCGAGGGGGGCATTATGTCGCCCCTCCACCACACCCTTATCGCGGGCCTCGACCTCTAGATCGCCGATGCGCTTTAAGAGAAAGATGACGTCATGCATGGGCGCATCCTGGGGCAATTCGCTAGGTCGATACCCCTCGCCCCGCTCCCAGTTGTCCACTCGGGCCCGAATCCGCTCTAGGCGGTCCTGGATGTCCTTATCGTCAGTGCTCATTTCATCTCCTTGAATCGCGATAGCCAGGCGATGGCGAGTCCCCCAACCTGGGTGACCTCACTGATGAGGTCTGAGTTGTGACCGGTGTCAGCCTTGTTGTCGTAGGTGAGAGCGGCGCAAACCTCCCCGACCTCCTCAGCCAATGCGTAGAAACGCGACTCGTCGGTATGGCTATCGCTGTCGAGCGTCATGCCCGGGTGCTTCTTCGCCGCACGCTCATACTCGGCGAGAAACTCCCCCACAGGGTCTGTCACGCCGAGGAAGTGCAGCAGGAGTGCCGCATCCTCAACCATGCGCGAGAGCTCAAACTCAAGCTCCCCATAGAGGTACTCGCCCCCATGAATGTAGGACTCGTCGTCAGCCTGGTTCATGGCGAGGGAGATGCGCCCCAACTGACGGTGCCAGCGACCAATAGTCTCGAACGGCCCCTGCTCCTCGTTGATGAAGGGTGCGACAAGCTTGTGCGCCAGCGCCTTCATGTTGTTCATTCGGTGTCCTTTCTTGAATCGGCGAACACGGCTGTTCGTGTGCCGTCATCGTTGAGTCGGTATGTTCGGCCATCCCAGTACTTGACCGGGATGCTCTCAGGGTTGGCTACGAACTGCGGGATGTTGAAGCCCTCCTTACGGGCCTCCGTCCTGTTCTGCTCGACGTGACCGTGACAGCCTCGCACTCCATCCCCGCAGAGGAGGATGAGGTTGCTGGGGCTGTTCGTGTTCGGCTGGCGCGTGCCACCCATGCCTCGGGCCCTCCGATGCTGGATGCTCATGGGGCCGTTACCGGCGTGCCTGCCGCAGCGGGCACACCGGTAACCATCTCTCTCGTACACGAGCTCCCTTGTTTCCTGGGAGGGGCCTGTTTTCCTGGGAGCCCCCTTTCTACGCATCTCCGCCCTCGATCTCAATGAGGCTGATGTCGCCAGTTGAGATGAGCTCCCGGATGGCTTCCTCCTGGGCGCCCGAGACCCGGACCGAGATGCGCGGGTCACCCTGGACGACCTCAACGCCGTCAGGAACCTCCCCAGTCTGCTTGATGAATCCCTCCAGGGCTGCGGTAGCCACGAACCATGGGGCGGGCACCTTGTGTACGGCGTCAGGCTTGTTCCACTCAAGCCAGGTCACGAGGGCATTCTCGTCAACCACCTGATACCTGGGCTGTGGCGCGCTAACGCTCACCGTACCCACCTGGAGGCCGTCAACCTGAGGCTTGGACGTGTCGCCCGGCGCCATGTACTCCTCGAGCTCCTTGAGGGCCTTCTTCTTCTCCTGGGAGGCCACCTTGGCGATGTGTGCCGCGATGGCCGCCCTGCGGAGTGCTGATTCCTTGCTCACTGGACCTTTCCTGCCCCGTAGTTCTGCGCCAGCCACGCCCTGAGCATGTCTGGGTTGGCCTTACCGCCTGCGGCGAAGTACTCCTCGCGGACCTTATCTCCGTCCAGCTGGTGGGTGGCACAGAATCCGTCAAGGATGGTGCCGCACTGCTCGGCCGCTGTTCTCTTGGGAACCCCCTGTTCCGCTGGGAGGGGGGTATTCCGCTGGGAGGCCCCTATTCCGCTGGGAGCCCCCCTCTCGTAGGACTCACTGTCCGGGTCGGGCTCGTCGGTGGGGATGGTGAGCGCCTGCAGCAGGAATGTCCTGTAGGCGACGCTCATAGCCTTGGCGATGGCTTTGTCTCCGAAGTCCATTGCCTCGGCCGCCACCTTCCCATGGACGCTGTCGCCAGCTGGCCCGTAGATCCGGTAGGTGACCTTGACGACTACCTCGGCGGTCTGCTTGCCGCTTGCTGTGGTCCCGTTGCTGCGGTGTACTTCGACGTCCTCGGGGAGGATGGTGACCCCGTACTTGCGGAGTGCGGGTCCTACTGCGTTCATTACCGCATCGATGCCGCGGAAGTTGAACCGCTGTGCCTGATTCTTGCTATCCTTCTTGACTGCCTGAACGTCCCCCATGACCTTACTGAGCGCCTGGTGGACTGTTAGCCGCTCTGTCATCTGTGCTCCTTTCTTGGGAGGCCCCTATTCTCTTGGGAGGCCCCTATTCTCTTGGGAGGCCCCTATCTTGGAACCTACTTCGTGGAAGCCACCAGAGACCCCACGGCCATGATCGCGTGCCCCATCGTTGCAACATAATGGGTCACACCACCGGCGGTCACGGCGATCCTGCCCCCGACCGGAGCAATGATGATGGTCTCCGATTCCGCCGTGGTGATGCTGTACACGTCTCCGACGTGGCGCACCTTGAGTCGCCGGTCGAATGCCGTGACCCTACCCTTAACGGAGTCGTGGTGGTTGTGGGCGTTCGCTTCGGCGAGCGTGTCCGCGATGACCACTTCATCGCATTCGACGTACCCCCAGTACCGATCCGCCTGATCGGGCTTGCGTACTGTCCACCAGTCCGGGGTGAGTTCCGCAGCCACGGAACCAAATGTGACGGCGTACCCCGTGGGTGTGGGGGTGACGTAAGACCGGCAGTGAGGCCACATGCTGGCTAGCTGCATCGCGACGTTGGGTGCGTAGGTGTGATCCATGGAAGTGTTCCTTTCGTGTGTGTCCAGCTAGTGCTGCCAGACGTATCGGCGTGGGTCGAATGACTCGAGCACGTACAGCCATGCTGATAGGCGCTTGAGCTCTGTGCCGAGTAGGCGAGTGTCGCCGTCCTCGAGGTGCCACCATGGGCCGTGCTTGACCCATGGCTCGTGTAGGTCGTTGTAGACGGTGGCTCCGTCGGGCATGCGCCGCATGTCGGCGTGCGTGATGAGTCGGTGCTCGAGTGGTGCGTCAGCTGGCACGATTCTCCTCTGCCTTGATGGCCCGCTCGAGGTAGGCAATGGCCTTGCGTAGGTCCTCTACGCGCTTGCTCGCATCTCCCTTGCGGCCGAACCGAGTGAGGTACTTCCCCGCGTTCCAGAGATGCGGATTGTCAGGGAAGATGGCGTCCAGTAGGTCCCAGGACTGCAGGTTGGCAGTGAACAACGGCGCCCCGTTGGTAGCCAGCGCTTCACCTATCCACGTGTAGTGGGTAGGGGAATCATGAGCCCCCATAGCGTTTCCTTTCTAGGCCCCGAACCGTTCGGGCTACCTATGGGCCACCTAGACCAATTCGGATCACAGCAAACCCCTGTAGTCAGCAAACAGTGGTGCGGTCTAGGTGACTCATAGGTGGGCAGACTGTATCGACTACGCGAGGCGGCGCCGTGCGTGCGATGCCTGCCACC